AACTAATTAGTTAACATAGTATGAAAACAATTGAACTTTATATAGACGAAGAGAACGAGTTTAGCGGAATAGAAGCTATCTCTGTTGTTGAGAATCCTGCTATAGAAGAGGACTTCATTGCTTTAAAAAAGCACGAAGTCCAATTAGCTGAGGTAGATACTGAGAAGAGAATCCTTATGGGGCCTGCTCTTATACCAAACAAAAAAATATATAGAACTAATGGCGAAGAAGAATATAACATATTCTTTAGTGAAGATACTGTAAAGAAGGCTTCAGAGTTGTTTTTATCAAGAGGTAAGCAGAACAATTCAACATTGGAGCATCAAGTAGACTTACAAGGTCTGTCCGTAGTAGAGTCTTGGATTATAGAAGATGCTGAAATGGACAAGTCTAAGAAGTATGGTCTTAGTTTACCTAAAGGAACTTGGATGGTTTCTGTAAAAGTAAATAACGATGACATTTGGGACAACTATGTAAAAGAAGGTAAGGTTAAGGGCTTCTCTATAGAAGGATTCTTTGCTGATAAGTTAGATGGGCCAAATGAATCTGTAGAAGAAGACTTCTCATCAGATGAGTTAGAAGCTATAGCCACTTTATACGACTTAGAAGATGCTATGTTGTCTTCTTATGGAGAAGAACTTGAATCATATGCTGACTATCCAGAAAGTGCATCAAACAACGCTAAAAGAGCTTTAAAATGGAAGGAAGAGAATGGGAGTTCTTGTGGTACATCAGTAGGTTGGAGGAGAGCCAGTCAACTGGCGAACAGACAGCCACTAAGCCGCTCAACAATAGCAAGAATGGCATCATTCAAGAGACATCAACAAAACAAAGATGTTCCTTACTCAGAAGGCTGTGGAGGAATTATGTGGGATGCTTGGGGAGGAAGTGCAGGTGTTAACTGGGCTATTTCTAAACTAAAGCAGATAGATAATGATTAATGGATGGGAAATTAGTGTAGGGTTCTACCCTGGAATATTATTTGGAATAAGAACCTACGATTATAATGAGACAAATACAACCGATCACGTTTTGTATTTGCCATTTGTAGATTTATGTTTAACAATATATAGAGAAGAGGATGCTTAATACGTCATATAAAGTACACGCACACCAATCTACTGATGCTGAAAGATTAACTTACAACATTGAGGAAGGTGCTATGGTTACTACAGAAAGTGGTATATGGCAAGTTTATAATGGTGCTTGGAGAAAGATATATCCACAATCTGGAATAGGTAGTGGTTTAGGTTGGACAAGATATGATGATGGATTGTACACCTCATCTAACAAATTGAACTTAGCAGATGGCGTAGAGGTCACACTTACAAACAATGGTGCAAACGTAGTAAGAAGTGAGTCAGGGATAGATTACTATAATACATCAACAAACAAGCTAATAGCTACTACAGTTAATGATGTTTACTTGATGACTGTAGTATTTAATTATTCTGCTGCTAATGCCAATCAAACTTATATGCACCTTAATTTGGATGATGCAGGTAGTACACCATATAGCAGGTTAAAACAAGATATTATATTTCCAAAAGGTAATGATGTAGACCATCACTATCACGGAATGTATCAGTATTATGTAGACCAAGATTTTATAGACAATGGTTCAAGTTGGAAAGTTACTGCTGATGGAGGTACTGCTAAAATATGGGATATAATTTTCTTTATACAAAAAACACAATCTTATGCGTAATAAAATGAAAGCTACTCCAAGTAGAACAAGCCCAAAGTCATCCAAGAGAGGATGCCTTTGTAAGAATGGAACCTACTCAACTAAATGCTGTAAAGGCAATATGATTAATCAAGGAATAGGAAGTATAACCAAAATCTCAGAATAATGTTTAAAGGAAAGAAGAAAAGCAAAAAGAAAGAAGAGGCTCCAAAGCCTCTGATTGAAAAAGTAGAAGTACAAGAAACTAAAAAAGATGACGGAGTAAGAGTTATCACAAGAAGCAACGGATAGTTAAAAATATAACAGTTCGTTGTATTTCAGTTATCATAACATATTTAGTAAATAAATAAACCAATTAATATGAACGCAAAAGAAATCGTTGACAAATTCAAGGAGATTCTGCTTTCTAAGCCTGAAGAAGTAGCTACTGAAGCTATTGAGGTTCAAGAAGAAGTAGTTTTATCCGAGCAGGAGCAAGAGGTTTTAGCTGAAGATATGCCAGAAGGTGCGGCAGAAGACATCGTAGAAGATGTTGTTGACAGCGAAGACAAGTATGCTACTAAAGAAGAGTTGGCTCAAGCAATGGCTGAAATGAAAGCTATGTATGACCAAATTATGGAATCTATGAGTACGGAGGAGCCTAAAGATGCTCCTGCTGAGTTAGCTGATGAGGCTACTGAGTTATCTGCTCAAGAAGAAGTAAAAGAATTAACTCACTCTCCAGAAGAAGTGGTTGGTTCAAGAAATTTAAACTTGTATGCTCAAAAAAGAGCCGCTACTACATTTGACTTAGTATTATCAAAAATCTCTAAATAAACAAAATGGCAACTAACACATCTATCACTACTACTTACGCAGGTGAATTTGCTGGAAAATATATTTCTGCTGCATTATTATCTGCTTCTACCATTGAGAATGGTGGAATTGAAGTAAAACCAAACATCAAGTACAAAGAAGTAATCAAAAAGATTGCTACTGACGATGTACTTAAAGATGCAACTTGTGACTTTGATCCAACATCAACTGTTACATTAACTGAAAGAATCATCCAACCAGAGGAGTTCCAAGTAAACTTACAATTATGTAAGAAAGACTTCCGTTCTGACTGGGAGGCTGTACAAATGGGAGTATCTGCTTTTGATAGCTTACCTCCATCATTTGCTGATTTCTTAATCGCTCACGTTGCTGCTAAAGTAGCACAAAAGAACGAAACTAACATCTGGTCTGGAACTAACGCTACTGCTGGTGAGTTTGACGGATTAGTAACTTTAATGACTGCTGATGCAGACGTAATTGATGTAGTAGGAACTACTGTAACTGCTGCTAACGTAATTACTGAGTTAGGAAAAGTTGTTGATGCTATCCCATCTACTTTATACGGAAAAGAAGACTTAAATCTTTATGTATCTCAAAACGTAGCAAGAGCTTACGTTAGAGCATTAGGAGGATTTGGAGCTGCTGGATTAGGAGCAAACGGTACAAACGCACAAGGAACACAATGGTGGAACAATGGTTCACTTTCTTTTGATGGTGTAACTATCTTTGTTGCAAACGGATTAGGAGACAACTATATCGTAGCTGCTGAAAAATCTAACTTATTCTTTGGTACTGGTTTATTATCTGACCACAACGAAGTAAAAGTTATTGATATGGCTGACATTGACGGATCTCAGAACGTGAGAATCGTAATGAGACTGACAGCTGGTGTACAATACGGAATCGGTTCTGACATCGTTCTTTACACACCTGCATAAGTAATACATAAATAAAAATAAAAGGGTAGGTAAGCCGTAGAAGCCTGCCTACCCTTTTTTAATTAATCTATAAAACATAAAAACATATGGCCTGCGATTTATCATTAGGAAGAATTGAGCCTTGTAAAGATTCAGTAGGTGGTTTAAATGCCATTTACTTTGTAAACTTTGGAGACTTAGGTGCCATCACTTATGATGTTACCAATACTGATGTTATTGATGCGATTGCTGATTCTCCTAATGCCTATAAGTACGACATTAAGGGAACTTCAACATTCACACAAAACATCCAATCAGATAGAGCTACTGGTACTACTGCTTTTGAGCAAGTATTAGAAATCACTTTAAAGAAATTAAGTGTAGCTGATCACAAAGAGTTAAAATTATTAGCATACGGAAGACCTCACGTTATCGTTGAAGATTACAACGGAAACTACTTCTTAGCTGGATTAGAACACGGATGTGATGTAACTGGAGGTACTATCGTTACTGGTGGTGCAATGAATGAATTAAGCGGATACACTTTAACGCTTACAGGAATGGAAAGAGTTCCTGCTAACTTCTTAGGAGATACTCCTACAGCAGTTGGATTTACTGTAGTAGCTGGTTCTTAAACACAGTACTCTTAAACATAGAAAGGGGGAGGGCTTATGCCCTCCTTTTCTATTTAAAACAAAAAACATACTTTTCAGTTATCATAATATGATAAGATTACTACCAAGTACAGATGCTCAAACAATTGCAGTTATTCCAAGGGAATTTCCAACTGTAGCTGCATCATTTACTAATGTTAGTTTGACAATAACAGAGGATGGTACAAACAAGTCTGAGACTATTACGGACATTGAAGCAACGATTCCAGATAGCAATAGTAATTTTGTATATATGGATATTGCATTTAGTATACTATCTGAGGAGAACGCATATTATTTAGAGTTTACTAAAGGAGGCTCTTTATTTTACAGAGACAAGGCTTATGTAACAAGCCAAACAGATGATGAGATTGTTCACACTATAAATACTGACAAATATAATGAATATGTTGGTAATGGTGATGATGAATATATAGTATTATAATATGAAACACAGAAAGGTAACAATACAGCCAAAACAAAAGGTTCAAGGTTCTACAAGAGTAGTGAACTTGTCTGGATACCAAACCCCAGAGGTTAAGGAGGTATACGGTAAGGATTGGATTCAATATGGCGAAGATAATGACTACTTTGACAACTTAATAGACAAGTATTTAGGTAGTCCAACAAATGCTCGCTGTATCAATGGTATTGTTGATATGATATATGGCCGTGGCCTTGAAGCCACGGACTCTGACATCAAGCCAGAGATGTACACTAAAATGAAGATGCTCCTTAAACCAAGAGAGATTAAGAGAGTAGCCAATGACTATAAGATGCTTGGTCAGGCGGCAGTTCAAGTAGTGTACAACAAACAAAAGACAAGTATAGTAAAAGTACTACACTTTCCAATGGAGACATTGAGAGCTGAGAAGGCTAAAGATGGCAAGATTAATGCTTATTACTACCACCCTAAATGGTCTGAAATAAAGCCTTCTGACGAGCCTAAGAGAATACCCACTTTTGGATGCGGAAGCAAGACAGACTTAAATGAGTTATATATATTTAAGCCTTATAGATCTGGTTTCTATTACTATGCACCTGTAGATTACAACGGATGCTTACAGTACTGCTCACTTGAAGAAGAAGTATCTAACTACCATATCAATAACATAAAGAATGGCTTACAGCCATCTTTACTTATTAACTTTAACAATGGAGTTCCTAATGAGGAAACTCAAGAGTTAATTGAAAGAAAGATAATGGATAAGTTTAGTGGCTCTTCTAATGCTGGTAAGTTTATTCTTACCTTCAATGAGTCTGCTGAATCAAAGGCTGACTTAGAGCCAATACATTTACCAGATGCTCACGCTCAATATCAGTTCTTAGCTGATGAGAGTAGAGAAAAGATAATGCTTGGTCACGGTATTGTATCTCCAATCCTTTTAGGTATTAAAGATAATACTGGTTTTGGTAACAATGCAGAGGAATTAAGAACTGCATCTATCCTTATGGATAATATTGTTATTAGACCATTCCAACAAGCACTTTTAGATGGGCTTGAGGACATCTTAGAGTTTAACAACATCTTTTTGAACTTATACTTTGTAACACTACAACCAATTGAGTTCACAGAATTAGACAATATATCTACTAAAGTGAAGAGAGAAGAAGAGACTGGGGAGAAATTATCTTCCCAGGCTAAATTAGACTTCTCTGATGAAGAAGGAGATGATCTATATGCTCAATTAGAGGAGATGGGAGAGGTTATTAGCTCTGATTGGGAGCTTATACACTCTGAAGAGGTTACTAACGACAATGAAGAGTTTGATTTAACAGCTTTAGCAGTCACAGAGAGCGATTCTAAGGCATCTGCACGATCTTCTCAAGACAATGCTGGGTATAAGGTCAGATATGCTTATTCTCCTGTTAGAGAGTCTGCAAAGAGCCGTAAATTCTGTAAGCAATTAGAGTCTTTAACTAAGAAAGAGATTGTATTTAGAAAAGAAGACATCTCACAGATGTCTTTTAGAGGATTAAACAAAGAATTAGGTCACAATGGTCAAAATTACTCTTTATTTAAGTTTAAAGGGGGAGTAAATTGCCACCATTTCTGGGAAAGAAGGGTTTATAAGAAGAAAGTAAGTGCTGATACAGAAGTAGAGGCATCAGATGCTGTAAAAGATGGTTTTAACGAGCCTACAAACCCAAGTGAAGTACCAATAAGACCTACTGATATGCCGAATAGAGGTGCATATCCTAAAACTAAGTAAATATGGCAGAGAAGGCACTTTTTATAACAATAAACGACCTAAAAAGAAAATCAATCATTGATGGGAATGTTGATGCTGATAAATTGATACAATTCATTGAAGTAGCACAAGATACTCACATACAAAATTACTTAGGAGGTAAGTTATACAATAGATTGCAAGCTTTAGTAATATCTGGAGACATTAATGATGTTGCTAATGTTAAGTACAAGAATTTGATTGATATTTATATTAAGCCTATGCTTGTTTGGTTTACGCAAAGTGCTTATTTGCCCTTTGCTATGTATCAGATTAGCAACGGAGGTGTTTTCAAGCACCGAAGTGAAAACTCAGAGACTATATCTGTTGAGGAGCTAAATTCTATGCTGAATAGGGTAAATGAAACCGCAGAGTTTTATACTCGTAGGTTTGTTGATTTTATGGGATTCTATAGCCAAGACTATCCAGAGTATAATGAGTCTACTAATGGCGAGATGTATCCAGATCGTGATGTAAACTTTCATTCTTGGGTACTGTAATGCAAAAAGGAGAAATTAAAACATATAAGCCTAAAAAGAGTAATATAATAAAGTTAGAGGCTTATTTAAAAGAAATTAAGAAGAATGGCAAACAGCATAAACTGGGGAGAGATTTATTGCAGTAGTTATTTTGGAGACAATGACAATGAACAGACATTACATATTCAATCACAACCTAACTGCTTCGTATAATGATAGATTGGTTTTTAAACTTAATAGGATGGGGTAATTCGTATGAAGTATCTTGGTTTGGAGAAGTAAATGCAAGTAATGGATGGGGAATAGTTTACCCTTTTGATGCAGACGGAAGCTTCCTTAGAGTAAGTACGACATTAGAATCAACAGACACAACATATATAACAACAGACCAAACAAAATACTAAATAATGGCTAAACAAACAATTAACGTAGGAAGTACCGCTAACGATGGTACTGGCGACAAACTAAGGGATGCTTTTGTAAAGGTTAATGCTAACTTTACTGAGCTATACAATGATGATGCTGGGGATGTAAACTCGGTAAACGCAGGCACAGGTATTTCAGTAGACCAAACCACAGGAGCGGTAACAGTTACTAACTCTGCTCCAGATCAAACAGTATCTTTGGCAGACGGAGGAAACATTGGAATAAGTGGAACTTATCCAAGTTTCACATTAACAAACTCTGCACCTAACGCAACCCATACAGGGGAGGTTACAGGGTCTGGAGTATTGACTATTGCCAATGATGTTATTACTTATGATAAATTAGCAAATGAATTTACAGCAACCGCAGGGATTGGTGCTTCTGATGTAGATTTTAGCCTTGCACAAGTCTTTAGTAAGACACTAACGGCAGACACTACATTTACATTTAGCAACGCACAAGTTGGAATGGTTAAGGATATAATTTTAACAGGTTCTTTTACGCCTACATTTCCAGCAGGCAGTAAAGTTGTTGCAGGAACATATAACGGAGCGGTAAGTAATTTAATTCAAGTAATAGTAGCAGCACCTGCGGACTATTGGTTATCAATATCTCAAGCACAATAATATGAAAGCAATAGAAATTAACGGAAACATTAAAACATTTAGACGTCTGCCTAATGTATGGGAAGATGAAAACGGTTTACACTTAAACTTTAGAAAAGTAGCAGACCCAACAGAGTTTGGCTTTTACGATGTTGTTACACCGCAATATGATAAGATTTCTCAAAGGCTTTCTGCTATGTTCTTTGATGGCGATAAGTTTACTTACAACGTAGTAGATATTGACTTAGAGGGTACTCACGATGTATTAGATGAAGATGGTAATGTTATTGAAACAAAGCCTAACTATGACATTGACGAGTTAAAACAAGGCAAGATACAAGCTATTAAGACAGAAGCAGGAAAATTATTAAGTCCTACTGATTGGTATGTTACAAGACTTGCTGAAAGAGCCGTAGCAATACCACAAGAGATTGCAGACGAAAGACTTGACATAGTAACAAAGTCAGACACATTTGAAACAGAAATTAACGCATTAACAACCGTAGAAGAAGTACTAAGATACACACACGAATTCTATCCACAACCAAGTTTAGAAGAAGAAGTTGAACCTGTAACAGAGTAAATATGTTAGCGAAAAGATTAATCAAATCAAATGATGCAGGAGGCGGGGCGTGTACTAATACGGTAAATTTATACAACCCATTCCCCGATGGTGGTGGTGTAGCTTTGTATCAATTAAATGGAGATGCTACAGATGTTAGTGGGAACTATGACGGTACTGCAAGCAATGTTACTTATAGTACAGGTGTATTTGGTCAAGCAGGTTCTTTTAATGGTACAACAAGTCAAATAGATACAAACAATAATAATAACTATACGACTTTTACTTTTTCAGCTTGGGTTAAATTTGATTCTACTGCTGCTAATTACCAAACAATTTATGGTCAAGATTCTGCTCACGCATCTTTAGGGGCATTTTATATTGGTTATAGCAATGATATTGGAAAAAGACTTGGAGTAACAATATCGCAGAGTAGTGGTTCTGTTATAATAGCCGATAGTGGAATAACACCTGTCGCAGGAACTTGGTATAATGTAGTAGGAATTGTAACACCTACAAACGCTAAAATATACATAGACGGAGTTTATAAAAACGAAGTTAATTATTCTTCAAGATATGCAGGCACAGGAAATTCTGTTATAGGCGGAGGTTATTTTAATAATTCAGTTGTAGATAGAGTAAACGGCTCAATAGACCAAGTAAGAATATTCAGTAGAGCATTAAGACCTTACGAAGTAGAGGCTTTATATACAGAAGAATATTGTACACCTACTATTGTACCAAGTGAGCATTTTAATACTGTTACTTACGATGGTAACGGAAGTACACAAAGCATTACAGGTGTTGGATTTGAACCCGATTTAGTTTGGATAAAGGAAAGGAATGGAACCAATGCTCATTACTTGCAAGATTCCGTTAGAGGAAATACAAAGACTTTAAACTCAAATGAAACTTATGCAGAAGGAACTGTAACAAATGGAGTTACGTCTTTTAATGCTGATGGTTTTTCTTTAGGTAATTCAATAGCTTATAATAGGTCAAGTTATACTTACGTCTCTTGGAACTTTAAAGCAGGAGGTGCAGCAGTAGATAATAATTTAGGAGAAAGAACCGTGCAAGTTTCTGCTAATGTAGAAGCAGGGTTTAGTATTGTTAAAGCTGATGATTTTTCTAATTTAACAGGTAAAGAAATGGGACACGGATTAGGAGCGGTTCCAAAAATGATTATTGCAAAACCAAGAGAAGGAACTTTTGGATGGCCTGTTTATCACGAAAGCTTAGGTTATAATGATATTTTATTATTAAATACAACTGATGCTGCTTTTTCAAATACAAGTTGGCAGTATTCTACTTTTACAACTGAAACTTTTTCTTACCAACTTTCTAATACCGCTTATGATATGATATTTTATGTCTTTGCAGAAGTAGAAGGTTTCTCAAGTTTTGGTTCGTATGTTGGTACAGGAGCAAGTGGTAATACTATTGTAACAGGATTTGAGCCTGCATTTGTTATGATGAAAAAAACAAGTGGTACTACTAATGCTCATTGGCAAATATTAGATAATAAAAGAAACCCCAATAATCCTGTAAATAGGGAATTATATGCGAATTTAAGTGGTGCTGAAAATCAATTAAATAGAAATGTTAATTTCTTGGAAAATGGTTTTGAATTAACAAGTTCTGCTTATACAAACGATAGCGGTGCTTCTTACATCTATATGGCATTTGCTGCTGACCCTACTACAATAGAACCTACTTTAGAGGACAGTTTTAATACTGTTACTTATACAGGGAATGGAACAGATGGTAGGCAAATTACAGGAGTTGGTTTCCAACCAGACTTGGTGTGGCTTAAAAACAGAGATACAACAAATTTTCATCAATTACTTGATAGTGTTAGGGGCGCAGGAAATAGATTATTTTCAAATGCTACTAATGCAGAAAGTTTTGCGACTGATACTTTGCAATCTTTTAATTCTGATGGTTTTACTGTTGGTACTGATAACGATGTAAATGGTAGTGGCTACGATATAGTAGCTTGGTGTTGGAAAGGAGCAGAACTACCTGCTATAAACAGTAACGGTAGTATTCCTTCTGTTGTAAGTGCAAACCCTGCTGCTGGGTTTAGTATTGTTAGTTGGAGTGGTAATTCTACAACCTCTACAATAGGACACGGTTTAAATTCTGCTCCAAAAATGATTATAAGTAAGGATAGGAATTTTACAGAAAGATGGAATATATTTCACGCTTCAGTAGGCACAGGTAAGTATTTACAGTTTACAACTGCTGCCGCTGCATCTTTTGCAAATGCTTGGCCTACACTACCAGATGAAAATGTTTGGTATATGACTAATTGGGAGAACACAACAGGCCACAACTATATCTCTTATGTTTTTGCAGAGGTTGCAGGGTTCAGTAAATTTGGTAGTTATACAGGACAATCTGGAGATACAAGTGGCTATATAAATTGTGGTTTTGAGCCTGCTTTTGTAATGTATAAAAGATACGATGGTGGTGGAGGAGATTGGTATATGGTAGATAATAAAAGAGGAACTACCAAATTTTTAAGAGCACATAGTAGTGCTGCGGAAGCTACATTTAATCAAGTTACATTTGACAGTACAGGATTTACAATTACAGGTTCTACTGCTACAAATGGAGAAAGTTCCATTTATATGGCATTTGCTAACCAATTTTAAAACAAAGGGGGTGTAAAAGCCCCCATATAAACTATGGACAATAAAATATCATTTATAAGTGGGTTTATGTTTACTGCCCTATCAACAATTACTTTAATGGGAGTAGCACAAGCTGCTATGATTGGTCTTGTCGGTGGTTTCTTTGGTCTATTAGGAAAAGAATTATTCTATTACTTGAAAGGCAAAATTAATGGGAGAAAATCTACCTAAGCTAAATGACGATGCAGGAATATCAATCAACATTAAATGGCTAATACAGATAGTTATATTAGTTGGTAGTGCGGTATTACTGTACACCCATTTAGAGGGCAGAATAACAGACACAGAGAACGAAATACAAGGACTAAGATACAACCAAAATAATTATGTATTCCCCGATATTAGAGTACTTGAAAGTGAGATATTAGAAATAAAACTTGAAAGGGAAAGAGTAAGAAAAGATATTAAACGACTAAACGAGAAAATAAATGAGAAAGCTAATTGACAGTATTGTATTTAAATTTATGAAATTTAAGATATGGTTACACCAAAAGAAAAATGGTACTACTTGGGATAAGTTTCAGTACAGTATTTTTTGGATGGTTATATTGATTTTAACAAGTATTTTATTAGGTAAGATTATATGAAATATTTTAAACTTTCTGAGTTTGATAGTCCTGATATGGTGGGAAGTGGTGAAGCTATGGATAAAGAGTTTTTAAGTAGACTTGACCAAGCACGCTCATTAGCCAATGTACCATTCAAAATATCAAGTGGCATAAGATCTGAGGCTCACAATAAAAAGGTTGGGGGAGTTTCTGACTCCTCCCACCTTTTAGGTTACGCAGCAGATATTGTCTGCACAAATAGTGTATTAAGACACAAAATACTTACAGCATTAATTAAAGTAGGATTTAACAGAATAGGTATTGCTAAGACATTTATTCACGTTGATAATGATCCTGGCAAACCAGAGAATGTAATCTGGACTTACTCTTAAACACAGTAGCCTCTTAAACACAGTACCCTAAATGACAGATAAAAAACCATTCAGAGACACTAAGCTTGGAAAGTTCCTTCTGGGAACTGCACCAAGCATTGTAGAAACTGTAGGAGATGTATTACCAGATAAAGGTATATTAGGCATTATAAAGAACCTAATAGACAAAGATGGTAATATGTCTGCTGATGATAAGATGGAGGCTCATAGACAGCTTGTAGAGCTGTATGAGCTTGAGGTAATGGATAGGGATTCTGCAAGAGAAAGAGAAGTAAACTTAAGAAAGTATGGTACTGATTGGATGTTTAACGCTACAGGGATTGTAGGTTTACTTGCGTTTGCATTCTTAGTTTATACTGTGGTTACTACTGAAGTACCAGAGTCTAATAAAGAAATCTTTATACATTTATTAGGTATTGTAGAAGGTGTTGCACTCAGCATCTTTGGTTACTACTTTGGCTCTGCTGTAAAGCAGAACAAAGAATAACATAGTTATCCCCTATACAGTTGGTTCTTTATACTGGGCTGCCTCGCTTTAGGCTCGTCAGCTGCTTTGCTGCATTCTATTATTATATAGGCGAAGTTACAGGTTTTATTTTTAATAATCAAGTCCTTTACCCATTTATTTATTAACAACTGTTAAAAACTATATTATGTATATATAAGGTATATGTGTAT